TGGTGCTATGATTACATTTGAATCAATACAAGAACTTAAACAAGATGCATCTTTACTTGACATCGTTACCAGTAAAATTAAACTTAAAAAAGAGGGTGCTAATCATTCAGGACTTTGCCCATTTCATAATGAAAAATCGCCATCATTCAAAGTTAAAGGTGATATGTATAAATGCTTTGGATGTGGTAAAAGTGGAGATGTGTTTTCTTTTGTTATGGAATCCGAAAATACTACTTTTTTTGAAGCAGTAAAGAAAGTGGCAGCATCTATAAACTTTGAACTAAAAGAAGATACAACTAACTACATCAAGCCTATTGAACGTTTAACAAAATTAAATGATAAGTTTTTGCAGCACTTTGAAATTAATCGCAAAATTTCAAATAATACTTTGTTAAGATTTAATATAACAGAAAGTATCGAATGGATGCCAAAAGCTAAAGCAGATATTCCAGTTATTTGTTTTAATTATTACAAGGACCAGAAACTTATAAATATTAAATTTCGTGGTGCAAATAAAGATATGAAGTTGGCGAAAGATGCTGAACTTATATTCTACAATTTGGATGCAATTAAAGACGATAAAGAGTGTGTAATAGTTGAGGGTGAAATAGATTGCTTATCAATGTATGAAGCTGAAATTTACAATTGTGTTAGCGTTCCTAATGGTGCAAATGTTAATGGTAAAGTTAACTTGAAATACTTAGATAATTGCTTTGATTACTTTGCTAATAAAACAAAAATAATTATTGCAACCGATAACGATGCAGCAGGTAAAAGACTAAGTGATGAGTTAGTTAGAAGATTTGGCAAAGAACGATGTTATAAATTACAATTTCCTGAAGATTGCAAAGATGCTAACGAAATATTATGCAAGTATGGAAAGGAACATTTGAAATCACTTATTGTGACATCAAAAGAGTTTCCTATTGATGGAGTGCACACAATGGAAGATATGGAACACGATTTGAATGATTACTATTTAAACGGTTATCCTAAAGGAGAAAGATTTGGTTTAGGTTCTTTTGATGATCTACTTCAGTTTACTGGTGGGCAATTTACAACAGTCACTGGCATACCTAATGGGGGAAAGTCTGAGTGGGTTGATAACATAATGGCTAAGTCTGTAATTTCAAGCGGTTGGAAGTGGGCAATTTGTTCTTTTGAAAACTCACCGGCAACCTTTCACGTTACTAAATTAATGGAGAAAATAGTAGGAAAATCTTTTGCATTTAGGCAAAATTTAGACAATAGAATTAGTCAATGGGAGTTTGAACAATCAAAGCAAGTTATTAATGATTTCTTTTACTTTATGAATATAAACGCCTTAGATGTTACACTTGATGGCATACTCGAAAAGGCACTTGAACTTATTAAACGCAAAGGAATTAATGGGCTTATTATAGACCCTTGGAACTACATTGAGCATAAGATACCAGCAGGATATACAGAAACCCAATACATAAGTGAAAGTTTAACTAAGATTAAGACGTTTGCCTTACAGCATCAAATACATATTTTTGTCGTTGCACACCCTACTAAAATGAGAAAGGATGAAAAGGGTAAGTTTGAGATACCAAACCTTTACAGTATATCAGGATCTGCCCACTGGTTTAATAAAACTGATAACGGTATATGTGTTTACAGAAATTTCGATACTGGCATAGTTGATATTTATGTGCAAAAAGTAAGGTTTAGCTGGTTGGGTAAGGTTGATTTCTGTTCTTATACCTTTAATGCTGACACTCGGCAATATTTACCTATAATTTAATTGTAAGTAAATACATTCAACATTATGCAAGTCAACAAGTTATCAATTTATTGACTTTTTTTATTTTATAGGGGCTATATAGGGGGGCTATAAGTACCCTAATAGCGGGGCTAATGCAAAGAAAGAAAGAAAGAAAGAAAGAAAGATGTCGCTTTCGCTTTTTTTTGGTAGTTTGATAAAAACTTCTATAAATTTACAAAGTGAAAAGCACTAATGATATAATTTCAGAATTGTATATTTGCAACGATATTGACAAAGTCATAAATACTTTGCCATCTTACTGCAAGGAAGATATCAAACAAAATGCTTTTTTAAAGTTGATACAAGTAAATAATTCGTTACTTTTGGAATTATATAATAGTGGAAAGTTGAACGCATACGCTTATAGAGTCATTATAAACGAATTTAAGGACTTTATAAAGAAAAACAAGGAAAGTATAGGGATTGAAAATATAGAGCTTAAAAACGAAGATTATGAAGAAATAAATATTAACTTTGATTTGTTGGAATGGCACGAATCAGAAATTTTAAAGCTGAGGGAAAAACATACACTGCGAGGAATTGAGCAATTAACTAACATTTCACACAATACTATTAACTCAATAATCAATAACATTTCTAAAAAAATAAAGAATGGAAAAGAAAAATACACAACCACAACAAAAATCGGAGTTTAACGATTTCTTAGAAGCAAATAAGTTTCTAATCGAAAGGATAGATTTAGACATAGACATCTACCCTAGTGATGATGATTTAAAGACGTTTCAAAAAATAGCAAAGACAATAGACGCTGAAAGATATTTCACTATTTATGGTTGCCAGTCTTGTGTTAGAGAATTAGTTAAATTTGTTTACGAAAATCAGAAATAATGGCACGACCTAAAGGAACAAAAAATATCGAAACTCCTGAAAGATTTTGGGAGTTGTTTCAAGAATATGCAGAACAAACAAAAGCTAATCCTCGCTATAAACACGAATTAGATAAGTTTGGAAATATTGTTGCAGTTCCTTTGCGTGTACCTTTGACAATTGAAGGATTTGAAATGTATTGTTTTAATCAAGGAGTTATAAATGATTTAAGCAATTATTTTGCAAATTCTAATAATGCTTACGATGAATATTCAACTATCTGTACACGTGTAAGAAAAGCAGTAAGAAACGACCAAATAGAGGGTGGAATGGTAGGACAGTACAATCCATCTATTACTCAACGACTTAATAACTTAGTTGAAAAAACACAAACAGAAATAGTTGAAATGCCTTTGTTTCCCGATGTAAAAAATTAATTTATCTAAATGTTTATTAGAACAACTGCGATAAACAAAATACTAAAACTTAATAAGTTTGTACGTGGTGTTCAAGGTGGCACTTCAGCTGGTAAAACATACGCAATACTCCCTATCCTCATAGACATTGCAGCAAAAAACAAACAAACAGATATTTCAGTTGTTAGCGAATCAATCCCACATCTTAAACGTGGATGTATTAAAGACTTTAAAAAAATAATGGTTGATACTGGCAGGTGGGTTGATGGTCGCTGGAATGCTTCAGACTTCAAATACAACTTTGCTAATGGTTCGCAAATAGAGTTCTTTAGTGCCGATAGTGATGCAAAGTTAAGAGGTGCAAGGCGTGACTGGTTATATATGAACGAGTGCAATAACATTGTTTTCAATGCTTACAATGAGTTAGCAATGAGAACGAAAGAGGGCATATTTTTAGACTGGAATCCGACAAACTCATTTTGGTTTCATACCGAATTGCAACAAGACACTAACGTTGACTTTCTTACTATCAACTACTTAGACAACGAAGCTTGCCCTGATAGTGCGAAAGACTTTATTATAAACGCTAAACGCAAGGCAGAAACATCTACTTTTTGGGCGAACTGGTATAAGGTGTATGGGTTGGGTGAAATTGGAAGCCTACAAGGTACAATATTCGATTTCGTTCAATGTGATGACATACCACAGCAGGCACAACTTATAGCTTATGGGATTGACTTTGGTTTCACAAATGACCCAACTGCAATGGTAGCGGTTTATAAATGTGACAAAGAACTTTACATTGATGAGTTGATTTATCAAACACAGCTAACTAATCAACAAATAGTACAAAGATTTAATGAGTTAGGCATAAAAAAAGAATATCAAATTATTGCAGATAGTGCCGAGCCTAAGTCAATAGCTGAATTAAGAATAGGCGGTTACTCATCAACTATGCCAGCAAAGAAAGGACCTGATAGCATAAAGGCATCAATAAACCTATTACAAAACTTTACATTGAATGTTACCTCACGTTCTACTAATATCATTCGAGAATTAAGAAACTACCGTTGGGATGAGGATAAGGACGGCAAGCAATTAAACACGCCTATTGATAAGTTTAATCATAGTATTGATGCAATACGCTATGTAGCACTAAACAAAATAAACAAGGTTACTGGCGTGTACACTATCGGTTAATCAAACATTCACTATAAAATTTAGTTATATACTTATGACTTTAAAGCAGTATCAAGTTTGCTATTCAATTAACGAAATAATCAAAGATGACATTGAAAGAATGGCAATGATTATTTGTGAATTGTGGAACAAGTCACCTGATGAAGTTGATAATTTGACTAGAAAACAATTTGTTAAGTATTGCGATAAGGTAGAAAAGATATTTGCAAAAGGTTTTAAAAAGCCATTTTACTCATTTCGCAAATTGCAAACAGAT